TCGGGCCATTCACTTGGCAGTCCTTGAGGGAATCCACATTATTAATGGTGATGACAAGGATCGTAACGCTGATAGTTTGCCTGATCTTTTATCCAGCGCTCTTTCTGTTAGTTTCGACAGCTCTGTTGGTCACGATTACATTCATGACTCCTCTGATCGTTTTGAGTTTTATCATAAGAAAGAGGAGAGGATTCCATTCGATCTTTCATTCTTTAACGAAATAACAAATGGTGGACTTCCAAATAAAACTCTTAATATTTGTCTTGCTGGAACTGGTGTCGGTAAGTCTCTTTTTATGTGCCATCAAGCTGCTAATATCTTGATGCAGGGACATAATGTTCTGTATGTAACAATGGAAATGGCAGAAGAGAGGATTGCTGAGAGAATAGATGCAAACCTTATGGACTTGACGATGGATGAGTTGCATGAATTACCAAAGCAGACATTTGAAAGTTCAGTAGATAAAATTAAAAAGAAAACCAAAGGCACTTTGGTTGTAAAAGAGTATCCTACTGCATCAGCCCATGTGGGTCACATCAGAGGACTACTCAAGGAACTGGCAATGAAAAGACAGTTTGTGCCTAAGATAATTTTCATTGATTACCTAAATATTTGTGCATCATCTAGATTTAAGGCAAATGCAAATGTTGGATCGTACTTCTATATTAAAGCGATTGCAGAAGAACTTAGAGGACTTGCAGTGGAATGTGACCTACCAATCGTATCGGCTACTCAAACGACTAGATCGGGATATCAAAGCACTGATATCGGATTGGAGGATACTTCCGAGAGCTTTGGTCTTCCTGCTACAGCGGATTTCATGTTCGCTCTCATCCAAACTGAAGAGTTGGAAAAACTCAATCAAATACTTGTTAAGCAACTTAAAAATCGGTACAATGATCCCACAAAGAATAAAAAGTTCGTTGTCGGAATTGACCGAGCAAAAATGAAGTTGTATGATTGTGAACAGGATGCACAAGATGAACTTGTGGATTCTGGACAAGATGACAAGCCCGCCTTTGATAAAGCAATAGATACCACCGATTGGAAGTTCAATTAATATAAATACTTTCTAGTATATTATATTCACATGGGAACTTGATACAACTCGCCTTTACTGTCTCTGGTTCCCCTTTTTCTAAAATCAAATGAAAAGTTTTAAAGGATTTCTTGTCGAAGGTAAATTAGCTTATGCTGATTTATCTAAAACTAGATCTGGTCAAGAAAGAGGACAGATAATCCATCAGTGGATAAAGGATAAGAAACCAGTAAAAATTGGTGATTCAGAGAAGACCCTAGAGTATATTTCTACTTCTCATGAAACAGCAATGAAAACTAGTGATTATGAATATTTTAAAGATGGATCGAAAAATTTACCTATTTGGTCTGATGGTCGGAATTTAATAAAAATTACAGATTTAGATAAAACTTCAGAATTTGGTGGTGGGGGTGGTTCTGGTGCAGGATCAGATATTACAGATCATACCGAATCAGCTCAATGTGTTTATGCTCAAGCGATGATGAATGGTAGTAAAAATTTTACAGTAGATGAATTGACAACTGCATATAAACAGGTAGATGTTACATCGTCATTAGATAAAGTTTTAAATATTACAGATGATTGGAGAGAGTCTTGCATTACAGGTTCTAAAATCTTAAAAAGTGCTACAAAAGGAAAAACATACAAATATCACAGAGGTTCTAGTTGGGTTGATTCTTTAGAAGCACATTTCAAGAAATTAAATATAGCTGCAGGAAGACCTTTTGGAAATGTAAATAAATGGACTCCAGCAGATATTTGGTTAGTCGGAACACAAGCAAGTAATTATAATCTTTTAAAAACCAAATCACTTATAGAGTTGAATCATGTTCTTCATGATGCATTTAAAGCAAAACAGATCATGGGAATATCTTTGAAATTAATGAAAGGTAGTACTCATGTAGATTCAGTAAATTATCGAGCTGATAAAATCGTTCCTCATTATACTGGAAGGACAGTTGGAAAGAAAGGGTTTTATAATGCAAAGGATGTTTATATAAATTTTGAGGATGGCGAGATACAATTCAGAACATTTCCAGATTCTTGGCAGGGAGAGATTAAAGGTAAAAATGCAAATATGGGAAAGATTTCACATGGTTCTATCAATAGTGTTTTGAAAATGATTGGGTATCGGGAACAAATTACGAACCAAGTCCAGCTTCGTACCATGATAAAAAAGAGGAGATCTGCATTTATGAAATCACTTTATCGGTTAGCAAGAGCAGAAAGAATTGCTGGAGTTACGAGTGTCGATACAATGTCCAAAAAATTAGAGGGTAAAGATGTTAATTGGTTGGTATCAAAATATTGTGGTTTGGAGTTATTTGATATAATGAGGTCTAGCGATAGTAAGAAAGAGGATAAAGTAACAGGTGGTATTTTGTCTTATGCATCATCTCAATCTGATTTATCTGCACCATTTTTGAAGTTGATGTAATGCTTAATTTCAGAGAATATCTAACAGAAGCAAAAAGAATTAGTAAAATTTTTCATAATTCATCTAATCCAGTAAGTAGAGTAAGTAGTGATCCTATGTGGTTCACTATTAGAGAAAAGGATGGTAGAGCATATTATGAAGCAATGAAGAAAGAAGGGGAAAACGCATTTTTATATCAGGCAAGGTTTACAGGAGATAGAATAGCAGATCTTACAAAAAATAGTGCAAAGAAAAAATTGTCTCAAGAAGTTGAAGATGATCTTGGGGAATCTCTTTCTTCTGGATTTTGGAATAAGTATATTGAAGATTTAACAGCAAACCCTTCTGCTAGTGATGTTTCATATATGGAAGGTTCAGAGATACTTTCAGAACTTGGTTATCAAGGGATATTGTATTGGGATTATGATCCGTTAGATAGTAGAAAAGATTTAGAGGCTTTTCTTATTCTTAATCCTTCAAGTAGAATATCTGGATTAAAAGAAATTAAAGTGAAATAATGTTAAATTTCAGAGAATATCTCGTAGAGGCGCCAGGTAAGAACCTACACTTAGAGCATATAGAAGATGAAATCCTAAATAATGGTGTAGAGGGTGGTAGAGCTGCAATTAATTTCGTACAGTCTCTACGAGATATGCTTGCTGGTGATTCAAAGTCATCAGTAAACATGAGTGTAAAATGGGATGGAGCTCCTGCGATATTTGCAGGGATAGATCCTTCAGATGGTCAGTTCTTTGTCGCAAAGAAATCGGTTTTCAATAAAGATCCGATTCTTTACAAGAAAGATTCTGACATAGACTTAGGGGGTTACCTTGGAGAGATGTTCAAGGTGGCTCTTGCAGAGTTCTCAAAGTTGGGAATCAAGAATGTAATTCAAGGAGATCTTTTATATTTAAAATCCACGTTGGGTAAAGAGGTTGAGGATCATATAACTTTCCAACCCAATACGATAATGTATGCAGTACCTAAAGACTCTGAGATCGGTCGGAAAATCTCAAAGTCCAAGTTGGGAATCGTTTGGCACACAACATACAAGGGTGAAACGCTAGAGGGTATGATAGCCTCATTTGGAATGGATCAACCTCTAAAACAGGTTCCTTCAGTGTGGCATACGAATGCTGATTACAAGGATTTATCGGGAACAGTTAAATTTACTGGAGCAGAAACAGTTGCAGTAACTAAACATTTGTCTGAGGCTGGTAAGGTATTCAGGCAGATTAACTCAAGGAAAATTAGAGATTGGTCTACTCTACAGGAGACTTTACCTGCTTCTGCACAATGGAAGACCTATGACAATTCCTTGATAAGACAGGGTAAGACAATCACAAACCCTAGAATGCATATTGCAGAATACTTCAAGTTTGTGCATGAAGCATTTGTGAAGATTACAGCTACGAAGAAGACTGAAAAATCCAAACAACAATGGATGGGTAGAAAAGAAGCCTTCTTCAAGGAACTGCGAAAACATACTTCAAACATGGTTGCAGTTTCGACTTTCATGATGCATATTGTTGATGCAAAGATGAAAATCGTGAAAAAGTTAAATAGTATAAAACAGTTAGGAATGAGTACATTCATCAAGACTAAAGACGGATTCAAAGTTACATCGCCCGAAGGGTATGTTGTCGCAGACAGTTCCCAGAGGGCTGTCAAACTAGTTGATAGACTAGAATTTTCATTTAATAATTTTACAGCCATAAAGAATTGGGACAAATAGGAGAACCATGAGATATTCAAAAAGTTGGACAGAAGCATTGCAGGAAGTCCAAGAACAAGTAGGTGTTCGTAAAGTCGATTTTGTAGACGGAGTTACACCAGACCTTCAGGAGGCAAAGCCTGAGTTTGAGGTCAAGTATGCATCTTCAAAGAAGGGCCCAATTAAGGTCAGTAAGTTTATGTCTTTGAAGGACGCCAAGAAATTCCTTGCACAAGTCAAGGGAGAAGGAATGAATGGAATCATTTCTAAGGGTGGAAAACCTATCAAAGAAGAAAAAGAATGTCCAGATTGTAAAG